GGTGAACTGATGGACGACGACAGTTCCTTCATTGGCAAGGAACCGTGTCCTGAGTGCGGGTCGAGGGACAACCTCGCCCGCTACTCTGACGGCCATGCCTACTGCTTCGGTTGCCACCACTATGAGCCAGCCGATGGCGAGACTCAGCACACAGAGAGGAAGCGCGTGTCGTCTGACCTGATCCCTGCCGGGGAATACAAACCCCTGACCAAGCGTGGTATCTCTCAGGATACCTGTGAGAAGTTTGGTTACACCACTGGACGCATGGGTGACAGCCCCGTCCAGATCGCCGCCTATCGTGACGCCTCGGGTAACATCGTGGCGCAGAAGATCAGGTGGCCCAACAAAGAGTTCCGCTTCATCGGTGACACCAAGGAAGCGCAACTGTTCGGCCAGCATCTCTGCCGGGATGGTGGCAAGCGGCTGGTCATCACCGAGGGGGAGATCGACTGTCTCTCCGTCAGTCAGGTGTTCGGCAATCGCTGGCCCGTCGTGTCCGTTCCCAACGGTGCATCGGGTGCGAAGAAGTCCGTCCAGAAAGCCTACGAGTTCGTGTCGAGCTATGACGAAGTGGTCATCATGTTCGACATGGACGAGCCGGGGCGGAAGGCGGCACAAGAGGTAGCTGCCCTGCTCCCTCCCGGCAAAGCCAAGATCGCCTCGCTCCCACTCAAAGACCCCAATGAGATGATCATGGCGGGCCGGGAGAAGGAGCTATCGGTCGCTGTCTTCGAGGCCAAGCTGTATCGCCCTGATGGCGTGGTCAGCATCGGGGACATCAAGGACAAGGCACTCAAGCCTGTCGATTGGGGTCTGCCGTGGTGGATCGAAGCCCTGACCAAGGCCACCTATGGCCGACGCTTCGGGGAAATCTACACCTTCGGCGCTGGCACTGGCGTGGGTAAGACCGATTGGTTCACCCAACAGATCGCCTTCGATGTCACCAAGCTGAACATGCAAGTCGGCGTGGTGTATCTGGAACAGCCCGTCGCTGAGACAGCAAAGCGTCTCGCTGGCAAGATCGCTGGACGAAGGTTCCACGTCCCCGATGCAGGGTGGACAGTTGATGAACTGTCCGATGCCATCGACCAACTGGAAGGCAAGGTTCACCTGTACGACCACTTTGGTGAAACCGATTGGGAAGTTGTGGAGTCCCGCATCCGATACATGGCCGTGTCCCTTGGCATCAAGCTGATCTACATCGACCACCTGACAGCACTGGCTGACCCGTCGAATGAACGGGAGAGCCTTGAGAAGATCATGGAGGAAATGGCGTCTCTTGCCCAAGAGCTTGGCGTCATCATCCACCTGATCAGTCACCTCGCCACCCCCGAAGGGAAGCCCCATGAGGAAGGTGGGCGGGTGATGATCCGCCACTTCAAAGGCTCCCGAGCCATCGGCTTCTGGTCGCACTTCATGTTCGGCCTTGAGCGAAACCAACAGGACAGCAACGAGCGTCTTCGTGGGGTGACCACCTTCCGTGTGTTGAAGGATCGCTACACGGGACAGGCCACTGGCCTCACCGTCTACCTCGGGTACGACGCAGAGACAGGGACGTTGTTCGTCCTCGACAGTAATCCATTTGAGGATGATGCCCCATTTGTGGGATCGTCTGACAGCTTCTAAGGAACACCATGACGCCATCGACCCGCGCACAGGTCATCACTCGCCGCACCTACAACCGTCCCCTGAATGACGAGGGGACCATCTTCGAGACTTGGGAAGACACCGTTGATCGCGTGATCGGCCACCAAGAATGGCTTTGGGGTCGGGCCAAAGGTTCCGCCCTCGACAACAAGGAGATCGACGAACTGTACGAACTTCGTGACCTGATGCTGGAACGCAAGGTCAGCGTCTCGGGCCGCACCCTCTGGCTCGGAGGCACCGACATCTCCAAGACCCGTGAAGCCTCGCAGTTCAACTGTTCCTTCGGTCGGATCGAAACCGTTCACGATGTTGTCGATGCACTCTGGCTGCTCTTGCAGGGCTGCGGGGTGGGCTTCGAGCCTGTCGTGGGGAACCTGAACGGGTTCACCAAGCCCGTCGAGATTGAGGTCATCCGGTCCACTCGTAAGAACAAGGGTAATCCCCTCAACGATTCCTATGTCTGGACCAAGGAGAGCGGCATAATCGGCTGGACCCTCATGGTCGGGGACAGTGCCGAGGCGTGGGCCAAGGCGGCTGGCAAGCTGCTGGCTATGAAGACCCCGGTGGACAAGATCGTCCTCGACTTCTCCGAAATTCGCCCCGCTGGTGAACGCCTCAAGGGATACGGCTGGATCA